AGTTGACCGGGCTTCCGGTGAACATGGATAAGGTTGAAGCTCTCGATCAACTCCTGAATCAAGAGTCAGATCACTGTGTTTACAAGATGAAGCAGACCAAGATCGTTCAAGGGTTCTTGTATCAGCTTGAGGAAGATGCTCTACAGAAGAAGAACGAGAAGCTGAAAACCAAGGTTGTCACTCGTGCTGACCTTGGATCGACCAAGGATCTCGTGGTTGAATTCAATCCGGGATCTGCTCCACAGCTTCAAAGATTGTTGTATTCCAAGGAGTTCCTTGGTTTGCCAATCCTCGATCTAACAGACTCTGGGCTTCCATCTACAGGTGCAGATACACTGGAGAAACTGCTTCAGCAGAACATCACTGAAGAGACCAAAGACTTCCTCAATATCCTGCTGGAGTACAAAGCCAGTGCGATCATTATCAGCACTTTCATCCCGGCATTCCTTAAAGCATGTCCGGGACCAGATGGATGGCACTACCTGTTTGGTAATTTCCGACTAGGTGGGACTCTTTCTGGTCGGTTGTCATCAAACAACCCCAATCTACAAAACATTCCGAGCAGTGCAGGTGGTCCACTCAAGAGTAGACTTGCCAAACTGATCAAGGAATGTTTTGAAGCTCCTCCCGGATGGCTCTTTATAGGTCTGGACTTTGATTCGCTCGAAGACCGGATCTCTGCGTTGCAGACGAAGGATCCTGAGAAGCTGAAGGTCTATACCGACGGCTACGATGGTCACTCTCTGAGAGCCTATGGGTACTTCGGTGATCAGATGCCAGACATCGACCCTGAGTCGGTAGACAGTATCAACAGCATCGCCAAGAAGTACAAGCCACTGCGTCAGGAATCGAAGGCTCCCACCTTTGCTCTGACCTATCAGGGTACATACCACACGCTGATGGCGAACTGTGGTTTCAGTAAGGAGAAAGCTCAGATGATCGAGTCCAAGTACAAGAAGATGTACAAGGTCTCGATTGACTACGTGAACCAGAAATTGGAGCAAGCGACTCACGATGGCTACATTACAGTGGCCTTCGGACTGCGTGTTCGGACCCCTCTGCTGAAGCAGACTATCCTTGGCACAGGAAAGACCCCCAAGGAAGCAGCAGCAGAGGGCAGGACGGCAGGTAACGCCATGGGCCAGAGCTACTGTATGCTCAACTCACGGGCTGCCTCTGCCTTTCTCAAGAAAGCTCGTAAGTCCAAGCACCGTCTGGACATCAAACCATGTGCTCACATCCATGATGCTCAGTATTACCTCGTTCGTGACGGGGCGTATGATGCACTCATATATCTGAACACCGAGCTTCCCAAAGAAGTCTCGTGGCAAGATGATCCAGAGATCTGGCACGATGAAGTGAAACTCTCTGGTTCCGTGGAGGTCTTCTATCCGAACTGGAACCATGGTTTCGACATCCCCAATGCAGCGAATGAGAACACGATCAAAGATAAGATCAAAGAACATCTCGCTGATCTGAAAGAGAAAGGTATCGCGGCATGAAAACCATTTTTGTGGCCAACATCAAATACGTAGACTCCAACAACTTCGAAGAAATCAGGGGTTATGATGATCTTAACATCCAGCCCAACTGCTTCGTTTTCCAGTGGTTAGACACCCAACAACTCTTGATCATCCCAATGCACCGGGTTGACTACATCACCACATCTGAGGAGGAATCTCAGTAATGAAAAAGCTGACCAACAATCATCAGATCGACCTGCCCATTGCAATCTGGCTTCTCCAGCAAGGCTACTATTCCGGGGCAGATGTCGCTCCTGAAGGAGAGTTGATCAGTGTTACTACACTGATGAAGCCGACTCGTCGGTTGATTCTGGAACGTCAGGTAGACCAGAGCCAAGAGATGCTGGACGTATCTGATTTGATTGCCTCGCGGGTGGGTCATGGTATCCATGATTCCATCGAGCGAGCATGGACTGAGGGCGACTGGAAAGGGGCCATGCGTCGGCTCCACTATCCCCAGTCAGTGATTGATCGTGTGAAGATCAATCCAGATCCCTCGGAGGTTGGTGGGAACGATATTCCCATCTTCTTGGAACAACGCCGATTCAAGGAAATCGGGGGTATTGTTCTCACCGGCCAACTGGATTTCGCCATCAATGGTGCATACCGTGATGTGAAAACCACCTCGACCTTCAGCTATACTTCTGGATCCAAGGACAAGGATTACATCCTCCAAGGCTCCATGTATCGCTACATCATGCCAGAACTCATTTGGCAGGATACCATGCGGATCGAGTTCATCTTCACTGACTGGCAGAAGTATCGAGCCAAAGGAGACCCGAACTATCCTCAAGCCAAGGTGGCTCACAAGGAATTCCCTCTGATGTCTGAAGCTGAGACAGAAGAGTGGATCCTCGACAAGCTGGCTGACATCAAGAGGAACGCCAAGCACACGAACCGTCAATCTCAGATGGTTCGATGCACTGATGAGGAACTGTGGAAACAGCCTGATCAGTACAAGTATTACGCCAACCCCGAAACAGCGAAGAAGGGTGGGCGTGCTCAGAAGACATTTGCCAATCTGGCAGATGCAGAACTCCACAAGAAAGAGAAAGGCAAAGGTACTGTCATCACTGTCAAAGGCGAAGTGAAAGCCTGCGCGTATTGCCCTGCTTTCTCGGTTTGTGAACAACGCAAGGAGTATTTTCCTGATGTCGAAAACTGAAATCTTGCTCATGCTCAAAGTGATCGAAAATCTGTCCACTTACACGTCAGATGATCATTATGCTGAAATGCTCAGTGACGAAGAAAACGCAGGTAATCTGACGTTTGACCAAGATGTTGAAGCGTTAGAAACGAAACTGAAAGGAATGCTGTAATGTCCGATTTCTATGATCTTAGTGTCATAGAGAACACGCCGCATAACCATGCAATGCAGGAACTGACTGACCTTCTCTGTCACCGCACAGGGCAGGTCAATCGAGACTTCTTTCAGGCAGAAGTGGCGTATTTTCTCGGCCTGATCCCATCCGCAATGCGATGCAAAATCCAGTCACCTGAACGTGGTGTGCTGCCTGTGAACATCTATTCCATCGGTCTGGCTACGTCAGGCTTTGGTAAAGGTCATTCGGTGAACCTGCTGGAAGAAGTGGTCTCAGGATTCAGAGAGACGTACATGAAGAGCACTTTTGGTCAGCTTTCTGAACAAAACCTCTTCGATCTCGCTGTAGACATTGCCTCTGCCAAAGGTGGTGATGAACAGAAAGAGCTTGAAGCACTCGAAGCTGACTTCAAAAAGCAAGGTAATGCCCCCTTCATCTTTGACTCGGGTACTGGTCCTGCTGTGAAGCAGCTTCGCTACAAGCTCCTACTCTCGGGAGTGGGGTCCATCAATTTCCAAATGGATGAGATGGGTTCTAACCTGCTGGGAAACAACGAAGTTCTCAACACACTGTTGGAGCTTTATGACCTTGGCAAGATCAAAGCCAAGTTGGTGAAGAACACCCCGGACAATGAACGGGGTCTGGATATCGCTGGCTCAACACCAGCCAATGTCCTGATGTTCGGAACCAGTTCCAAGCTGTTCGACGGAGCCAAGATCGAGGAGGAGTTCTATTCCTTCCTCGCAACAGGCTACGCTCGACGCTGTTTCTTCGGGACGGGTAAGAGCGAAACCAAGTTTGCGAGTATCAATCCCGAAGATGTCTACAACGGTTTGGTGTCAAAGAATCAATCTACGGCACTCAATCGTTGGCAGACATTCCTCACCAAGTTTGCCGACCCTCGGTATTACAACCATACGTTGGACGTGCCAAAGGACGTGGGTATCGAATTGATCAGCTATCGTCTCCAGTGTGAGGCGACAGCCAATGAGATGCCAGAGCATGAGGAAATTCGAAAAGCTGAACTGTCGCACAGGTACTTCAAATCCCTGAAACTTGCTGGAGTGTATGCTTTCCTTGATGAATCAAGTGAAATCCAGATCCAGCATCTTCGACAGGCCATCAAGGTCGCGGAGGAGTCAGGTGTGTCTTTTCAGAAACTGCTGAGGCGCGAACGTAACTTCGTTCGATTGGCGAAGTACATTGCGACCAGCCCGGACAACCTCACTCATGCAGACTTGGTTGAGGATCTGCCCTATTACCCGACCTCGACTGTCGCTCGTAAAGAGATGATGGACTTGGCCATGGCGTGGGGTGTAAGCAACCATGTGGTCATCACCAAGAACGTGGTGCAACAGGTGGAGTTCTTTTCTGGTTCGACTCTGACTGAGACAGATCTGAACAAGCTGAAGTTCAGCTTCAGTGATCACTTCGCCTATGACTACGAAGATCAAGAACAGCCTCTGGACAAGATGGAGATTCTGCTCAAGCAACCGAATCTTCACTGGTGTAATCACTCTTTCGAGGGTGGACACCGAAGTGAAGACAAGGTGATCCCCGGCTTCAACATGCTGGTGGTGGACGTAGATGGAGGCATCAGGCTTGATGCTGTTCATCAGCTTCTGGCTGACTATACGTTCATCACAGCCACAACCAAGCGTCATACAGACGAGGAGAATCGCTTCCGGCTCATCATGCCTGCGAACTATGTTCTCCACTTGGAAAAGGACGACTACAAGGAGTTCATGAATTCCTTCCTTTTGTGGCTTCCGTTCGAGTCGGACCCGTCTGCCAATCAACGTTCCAAGAAGTGGCAAACCCATGAAGACTCTGTGGTTCACATTAACCGTGGACCGCAAGTCATTGATGTTCTGCCATTTATCCCGAAGACCAAGGCAAACTCGGAGTATGTGAAACAAGTCGCAAATCTCGGGAACCTTGAGAATCTAGAGCGTTGGTTCTTGAACAACATGGAGGTGGGTGGTAGGAATAATGCCCTGCTAAACTACGCCATGATGCTCAAGGATGCAGGCATGAGCTATGACGATTTGGAGAAGAAGGTTCTCAAACTGAACTCTGAATCAGATTCACCTCTCAAGAAGGACGAAATCTACTCGACCGTCCTCAAATCTGTGGCATCCAAAATGCCATAATCAGTTGCTGGAGAGTGCCCCGACGGGGGTAGTTGGTATCCTGTAGGCCACAGGTTGTAGGTTCGACGCCTACCTCTCCAGCATCCTAACCTGAAGGAGACACAATGTCTGACGCCAATAATCCTCACAGCATCCTGATCTGTGGGGAGTCCGGGGCTGGTAAATCCATGTCCTTGTACTCCCTACGTGATCGTTCAGACGTGCTGTATCTGAACTGTGAGGGTGGGAAACCCCTGCCCTTCAAAAACAAGTTCAAGAACAAGGTGATCACCGATCCGGAAGACATCATCGAATGGCTTGCACAACTTGAAGAACTGGGATCTGAAAACCCCTACAACTTCATTGTGATCGACACCATCAGTTTCATGATGGATATGTACGAGACGGTCCATGTGATTGACTCTGCAAACACCCAGAAAGCATGGGGCAACTACTCTCAGTTCTTCAAGCGTCTGATCAACGCATCTGCGAAAGTCGATGCTTTCTTCATCTTCATCGGTCACTTGGATCGTGAACTGGATGAAGAAGCAGGTGTCTTCCGTACCTGCGTACCTGTAAAGGGTGCTCTCAAGAAGAAAGGTCTTGAAGCCTACTTCACCACCGTGGTGAACGTCAGCAAGGAAACCATCAAGGATCTTCAGAAGTATCCTGAAAACTCGATGCTGAACATCACTGAGGAAGAAGAAGAACTGGGCTTCAAGCACGTCTTCCAAACCCGAACCACAAAGAAGACTGTCGGTGATCGAATCCGTTCTCCCATGGGAATGTGGGATCGTTCCGAACTCTACATCGACAATGACCTCAGTCCTGTGATCAAACGTTTGATCTCATACTACGAGGATTAACTCTTCTCTCTTGGTTTCGACCAAGCCAACTCATGAACCAAAGAAGGACACAACATGAGCAACATTTTCTCGAAAGCAAAACCCGCTGCCAAGGCTGAAGTCGAAGACGACTTTCTTGGTGGCGGTGGCGTACTCGACACGGATATCTATCCGATTGAGATCAAATACGCCTACATCGGCAAAGCTGCCAACAGCGATGCTCGCAACCTGACTATCTGCGTGAAAGTCAATGGCAGTAAGGAAGTGACCCGTAAGATCTGGATGACCAATCGGAATGGCGGTGTCACCTACAAGGACAAGAAGACTGGTGAAGAGAAGAACCTTCCCGGCTTCAATCAGGTGAACAGCCTGTGTATGCTCATCGTTTCGAAAGAAGTCGGTGACATGGACGTGGAGGAGAAGACTCTGAGCCTCTACGACTTCGATGCACAGAAAGAAGTCCCTCAAGCTGTGGAGTGTTTCACCGAACTCCATGGGAAGAAACTACAAGCCGCCATCCAACGTCAGACGGTGGACAAGACTGAGAAGAACGAAGCCACGGGTGAGTATGAACCCACTGGCGAGACTCGTGATCAGAACGAGTTCATCAAGTTCTTCCCAGAAGATCGTCTGGTGACCATCAGCGAAGTGGCGCATTTCGTGAAGAGCCTCGGTGGTGACTTCGAAGAAGTCCTGTCCTATGGTGATTTGATGAAGGCCATCAACAAGATGGAAGATGACGGTGACTATGCCCACAAGTGGCTGGAAAAGAACCGTGGCCAAACCTACGACAAATCCACCGGCAAGAAAGAAGGCAAAGCCTTCAAAGGTGGTAAGTCGAACTCGTCTGGTGGAGGCGAGAAGAAGCAGAAGTCCAGCTTGTTCGACGATTGAGCCAAGCTGCCGTCATAGAGGTTTTCGAACAGGTGGTGGATTCGTACTCGGTGCGGATCCCCACCTACGTTCATGTCAGCAAGAAAAACCAGAAAGCAGTCAACCTGAACGTCTATCGAAACCTCCATCACCATCATCTAAACACACAGAAGAAAAACTTCGCAGATGAGGTGAAACCACTTCTGAGGGATAAGCCACGAGCAGAACGAGTGTGGATCCACTACACAGTCTTCGCCCCCAGAAATGGCCGACTCGACACGATGAATGTCGGGTCCATCGCTGACAAGTATTTCAGTGATACGATGGTGGAAGCTGGAAAGATCCCGGATGACAACATGGATCATATCGTGTTGTCCACTTTTTCCTTTGGTGGTGTGGTTCCAATGGATGGCCATGCTATCGCAACAGTCAACATTCTCACGAAGGAGTCCGAAGAGATGCGGATTATTCTTGATCAAGAGGATATCCAGAACGCCCTGAACACTTACGTCAAGACGCTGAATTTCCCCAATGCTGAACAAGCAGAAGTGGATCTGAGCGTCGAAGACAATGAGATCGTTGCAGAGGTAATCATGGGTCAAGCCAAGCCGAAGAACAAAGGCGGGCGTCCTCGCAAAAACACCACACGGAAGGCTCCGGCCAAAAAGCAGGAGGACACCGATGTGGAAGACACTGCTTCTATCAGCAACGAAGGAGATAGCACTGAATCTGATTCAGGAGGAAGTGCAACGACGGAGGACGCTGTTGAAACGGGAGAGACAGACTCTTCTGAAGAAGCAAAACCCGAAACCACAACCGCAGAAGTCAACGGGAACTCCAAAAAGGGAAACCTTTTCGGGGACGAGGAAACAAAATCCTCGGCCTCAGCGACGACTGAAGGTGATTCCCCCAAAGCAAACACGGTTGTGAAGCCTGCAAAAAAGTCGAGCATCTTCGATGTGGACTAAACTTTGCAACATTTTCAAAGCACTGGCAGGGACGATAGGTATCGTCCTTGCCTTTATCATCATAGCAATCATTGGAGTTGCTGTGTCCTTTGTCGGCTTCTTTCTATTCTGGGGCCTCATCGGCATTGCTGTTGTCATGTGCATTTTCTTCGTCATCTGGGCTATGCTCGACGAAGCAAAGGATTGATCTTATTGGTGTGGCAACCAATAAGGTCTTTGGCCACCCGGTTGGTGCTCAACAAATTCCGGCGTTACCAGACCTGACGATAGAGAGGTCTTCCCGGCATCACAGAGTAGGTCGTAGACAGCAAGCCACTGTCATCCTGTGCGGGGATAGAGTGGTCAGGGGTCGCTCCCCTGACCCCCCTGTTACCTATTCATCAGATTGACCCATGGGTTCAGTTCGGGAGTATCAAACATCATCTCGAAACCCGTGGCGTAATCCAAACGACCTTCTGCAATCACCGACAGAATGTTATCTCCAACCGGAGAACCCGCATCGGTGAAGGTATTCACAGCCAGAGCACGTACTGGATTATCCCGAACCTGTTGCATAGCAATCTTCGTGATCCGCAGTTTGAAGGCCATGAACCACAGCATACCATACCCTTCCAAAGCGGAACGACTACGACCCGGAAGAACACTGTAGTTGACGAATTCTTCGTTCATCTGAGTCAGTGCCTTATCCTCGCTAAGTCCCTGTTCAATCAGGTGGTCGTAATAGATAGACTTAGCCAAGAAGTCCCCATACTGAGTGGCACGGTTTGCCACATGATAGATCTGCGTGGACTTCGACACCAATCCCACTCCAGCAAGATCACCGGCTTTTGGATGCACTTTGTTTGCCATGGCTTCCATGTACTCACCAATACGACCAGAAGACACTTCAACATCCATCTCCGTGAGACCTTCAACAAGCTGTTTGTACGCACCCGCAGCCAGCACAGGAGCGATGCTCATTTTCTGGTTCAGGTCTTCAAGCACCTTGATCTTGTCATCAATGATCTGACGCTGCTTGTCGTTCCGAGCCAGAAGCATCTTCTTGGCATCCAGTTCGATGATCTTCGTCCGGTTCTTGTTGTACTCCTCAACTTCAGC